AGTAAAGGATTTACAACTTTTGTCACTATCCACATCCATCACTCCTCCGTATATACATGATTTTGATACACATATACACACTCATTTCAAACAACTTTACGGAGACAAACCCTATTTAAACTCTATTATCCCAATTTCAAAACACTATCAAACTCAAGAAGCTATTTTTAGTGTTGTCAAGCATTTAATGTCATTTCCCGCCATAAACAGGTATTATAACGACGCGTATGTTAAAGTGTATTACGGTATTGAAAAACAGGGTATCGCGTTGGATATGCCACTATTTACCGAGCATTTCAACCCACAAAACCCTAATTTTTCTATAAAGGATGATAAAATCTATACCCAATACAATCTATATAATTTTACTTCGCGCCCCACTAATGCTTTTAATAACATTAATTTTGCGGCGCTAAATAAATCCAATGGTTCTAGAGAAGCTATCATATGTCAAAACGATATGTTATTTGAATTTGATTACGAGGCGTACCATCCCCGAATTTTAGGTAAATTAATAGGATACGAATTTGATAAAGGATCCATTCATACCCATTTAGGGCAAATGTATTTTAAAACCCAAATATTAACTCCCGAGCAATATCAAGCCTCTAAAGAATTAACTTTTAAGCAACTATATGGAGGAGTGTTTAAACAGTATGAAGATATACCATTTTTTAGAAAAGTAGCAGCCTATGTAGATGGTTTATGGGATGAATTTAACTATGGAGGGTATATAAAGCTAGTAGGAGGAAGAAAATTATTTGCTAAAGATGTTATAAACCCAACTCCACAAAAACTATTAAATTACCTGATACAATCAGGAGAAACTTTTTATAATGTAAATTCAATTAAGGGTGTGCAGAATTATTTGGCTACCAGGAAAAGTAACATTATATTATACACGTACGATTCGATCCTAGTAGATTATCACAGAGATGATGGGAAGGAGGCATTGATAGAGATAAAAAGGTTATTAGAAGAACCATTCGGGTTTAAAGTTACGGCAAAGTACGGAAAAAATTACAACAATTTAAAATAAGTTATGATCAATACACATTCACACATTCCTTCACATATTTATTTGCAATCATCATACGAAAGTCCGTATGAATATTCAGATTATATGAACAAACTATTCTGTACGTTCTCTAGTAAAGAGGATTTGGACACTACATTAGCTACTATACAAGGTCAATATAAAATCTTATTTAATAAGATCTTTATTTTATATATTAAATCAACGGAAGAGTATGTATTTACTTACAACGTAGATTCAGTAAACATGTCTAATACTCTATTAGACAATACGATTTTACTTCATAGAAAGAAAGAATCAAATACCCTTTATACTATCAACGCATTGAATGACTTAATCAAGTCTTTAAACGGGGGAGTATTAAACAACACCTTTCCAATTGATTGGAAAGAGTATCAAAACTGTATCTTGTTAACACATTCTGGTGACTTGAAAAAATTAGATACAAAAATCTACAAAATAATTACACTATAACTTGGATACCCAAGATATTTTTATTACATTACGCATACAATAAGTTTTAACATTAAAATCAAACAGTTATGAATTTGAATCTAATTCAAAGTAAATTAAGCGAGATGAACACTCCTAAGGGAGGATCTCAAAAAGCAAATGAAAAAGCATTAAGCTTTTGGAAACCTACAATTGGTAAGGCCTTAGTAAGGTTTGTACCATCAAACAGAAATCCTGAAAACCCATTTACGGAATTATACTTCCACTATGGTATAGGAAAAAGAACAATTATTTCACCAACAAACTTCGGTGAGAAAGACCCAATTATCGAATTCTCTAAAGAATTACGTAAAACCAAAGAACCTGAAAACTGGAAAATGGCTAAGAAATTAGAGCCTAAAATGAGAGTTTTCGCTCCTGTTATTGTAAGAGGTGAAGAAGAAAAAGGTGTACGTCTTTGGGAATTTGGAAAAGAAATTTACCAAGCTCTATTATCACTTGCTGCAGACGAAGATGTAGGAGATTTTACAGACATCATGGAAGGTAGAGACATGAAAATTGAAACAGTAGGACCAGATACTACAGGTACTGCTTACAACAAATCTACAGTTTTACCAGCAATGAAAACTACTCAGTTGAGTTCAAACAACACTGAAGTAGAAAAATGGTTAGAAACACAACCAGATCCTGCTTCATTCTCTAAAAGATATACTTTTGAAGAGATTAAACAATTTTTAGTTGAGTTTTTAAATCCTGAAGAAGAAACTGCTGCCCCACAAAGTGCTGGAGATGAATTTTTAGCATTACCTAAAACACAAGCTGCACCTGCAGTAGTACCTCAAGCTAATAAAGCATTTGCTTTAAAACCTAAAGAAACAATCGCTGACGACGAATTCGAAGATTTATTTAAATAATCTATGGCTAAACAAAAAACAGATAGCCTTTCCGGTAAAGTCGGAAAGGCCATTACTGGAACATTCTCCTTAGATAAGTTTAAGGCCGGTAAGAATTTAGGACAAAGTTCATCTAATTTTAAACCACAAGCGTGGATTAAATTTTCTGAACCTGTTTCTGAAATGTTAGAGATGCCTGGTATCCCTAAAGGTCATATTACATTAGTAAGAGGACATAGTAATACAGGTAAAACTACATTATTAATTGAAGCCGCTATTGAAGCTCAAAAAACTGGAGTATTACCAATCATTATCATTACTGAGATGAAACATAGTTGGGAACACTGGTCAGCAATGGGATTTGATTTAGGTGAAACTATTGATGAAAATGGTAATAAAGATTATAAAGGTTTCTTTATTTATGCAGATAGAGAATCTTTACAATGTATTGAAGATGTAGCTGCTTTTATTGCGGATCTATTAGACGAGCAAAAGAAAGGTAATCTACCTTATGATCTATTATTTTTATGGGATTCAATTGGATCTATTCCATGTAGAATGAGTATTGAGAAAAATACTAACTCACCAATGTGGAATGCTGGAGCAATGTCTCAACAATTTGCTAACTTTATCAATCAAAGATTGATTATGTCTCGTAAAGAATCACAAGCTTATACCAACACTATGCTTTGTGTAAATAAAGTATGGGTAGAACCAGCACTTATGCCGATGGCCCAGCCAAAATTACGGAATAAAGGTGGTGATAGTATGTTTTTCGATGCCTCATTTATCATAACATTTGGTAACGTAACTAGTCCTGGTACTCAAAAAGTAAAAGCAACTAAAAACGGTAAGGAAATTGAATTTGCTCTTAAAACTAAAGTATCTTGTGATAAAAATCACGTAACAGGTGTAACAGCCAAAGGTACTATTGTAAGTACAGCTCACGGGTTTATTAAAAATTCACCTAATGAGATAAACAAATACAAAAAAGAACATTCCAAAGACTGGTCAATTATTTTAGGAAGTGATGATTTTGATATTATTGAAGAAGAAAATCCAGATTTTGTAGGAATAGATACATCAGAAATATAAAATGAGTTATAAAGATCTTTTAGACAATATTAAAGAAGATTCTTCTACTGAAACCCTGCATTTAAACAGCAGGGTTTTATTAGTGGATAGTATGAATATGTTCCTTCGTAGTTTTGCTGTCATTGGTAGCACAAATACTCAAGGTACTCACATTGGGGGTATGATAGGTTTCTTAAGATCACTAGCCTATACAGTAAATTTAGTACAACCTACAAGAGTAATTTGTATTTTTGATGGGCAAGGTAACACTACTAATAGGAAAAATCTGTATCCTGAATATAAAGGGAATAGAAAACTAAAACGTATTACCAATTGGAACTCATTTGATGATTTAGCTGATGAATCAGCTTCAATGTCTCAACAAATGACAAGATTAGTTGATTACCTAAAACAATTACCTATATCAGTTATGACTTTAGATAAACTAGAGGCAGATGATATGATTGGTTACTTAGCTCCTAAATTTGATAGTTCAGTCATTGTATCAGCAGATCAAGATTTCCTTCAATTATGTAGTGATACAATTCAAGTGTACTCACCTATTAAGAAGAAATTTTATGGTCCAAAAGAAGTATATGACGAGATGGGTCTTTGGCCTCAAAATTATATCAATTATAAGGTATTAATGGGTGATAAATCCGATAATGTTCCTGGTATTAAAGGATTAGGTGATAAGAAATTACAAAAACTCTACCCTGAAATTTATGGTGAACCTCAAGTATCATTAAAAGAAATTGTACAAAAGAGTTACGATAAACACGAAGAACATGGTCTATATGGTGATATCTATAATTTTAGAAAACAACTAGAAATCAACTTCAGATTAATGACATTAGAAGAATTAAACATTCCAGAATACGATCAAGTTGTATTAGATGAACTTGTTGAATCTGAACCATTCACTCTAAATAATCCAAGATTTTTACAATTACATAAAAGTGATTTACTAGAGAGACAAATATCTCCCA